CCCCATTCTGTAGGGTGACCAGCCAAGTGCTGTAAGATTCTCAATAGGGTGTCTCTGCATTCTGTGGTGTGCATCATAGCAGAGGCGCTGCATCCACAGCGCATGTGAACCATCAACTGCCATCACATTCCTGAGGCGGTTGGATTTGACTTTCTTTTGCGGTAAAATTTCTTTTTTCACGGTGACGTGAGCAAGACATGGGCACCGCTGGAATTTTTCGTTCCACATCTGTTGATCCCAGATTAGGAATTCTGGGTCTTCGTAAAGTTCTTGCTTGAATGGTATTCCTGCCATACTCCAAGGCAACCCTGCACTCTTCTGTTTGAATTCAATATCAGACTTTTCGAGGATTTGCTCCCTAGTTTGAACACGTGAGCCTTTCCATGTGGGGTGAACGATATGCGAAACCCAGTCCCAAGCCAACCTGAAAATTTGACTATTGTATGTTGGGGGTACTGGCTGTTGAAACCTATGAACTGCTGAATATGACGCCTGGACATTTGGAGCATTCATTAAATGTGTCTGTTCGAATTTAATCTGGTTCTTCTCAAAAATTTTTTGCAAGGTGATGTCGTTGTCTCTCCCGCGAATTTTCTTTCCCATCCCAATCCTCAATTTTCCAAGTAGAGGAAGCTGTTCGCTCAAGGCTTTTGCTTCTTCAGTAAGCTTTGGTGTGGGTTCCCAAGCTAAACTCTCCTGGATTGCACTTGGGTAATGCTTGAGCCAGCAATCGAGTTTAAAGGCTTGGGTGGGGTTTTGAGTAGTGTAATGAGCTCGTCCGTCATGGGGACAAAATAGGCAGGTGACCCAGGTGTGCCGTCGGATGTGACGTGCACTCCAACAACTTCTCCTCTTGAGTTGCACACAGGCATGCCAGAGCAACCACCTTCCGACTCGTAATTAGCTGCAGCAAGAGCTGGCGCTTGCCAAATGTGCCCCTGCCCATCTTTGTATTCCGTGTCGACGCCGAGGGCGAGCACGTGTCCAAATCCGTGACCTCGCTCAGCTCTGTGCGAAGGCCAGACAAAGACAGGCTGTCCTTGAATGGGCTTCGCCAAGTTAAACCACTTCATCGCTTGTGGTCTTGGGAAGATCATGAGATCAGTGCCAGGAATCGGTGTGCCATGGTGAGCGGTGTCGGCATTGGGATCGTAAGCCATGTGCTTCATTCCATAATTGTGGCCGTAGTGTGCCTCAATTCTCTCCTCAGAGTATTTTGTGCCATGTTGTGTGCACACAAACCAATGTTCCGTGGCAAAGCCTGAGCTAATCTCGGGTGTGGCCTTCCCTAGTTTCTCTCTGAAAAACTTTGCGACAACCCTTCCGGTTTTGGTCGCAATGTCAACGTAAGTGATGGGATTAGCCGCTTGAATTGACTCTGCTTTTTTCTTGTCAGGCTTGAACAAACGCGAAACGACGCCGAAGTCCGCCTTTGAGATGCTGCTTGACTGGGGCACAGTAACGGCCACCGTCGCATCCTTAGGCAGCGTTGCCATCGCGGCCGCTATATCAGCGGGCTGACCTGTTTGTATCGCGCTTTCAGCAGGGACTGTGGCTTTCTTTTCAGACACCGGTTCTTTGGGCTCCGTGCTGGTGTCTCGAGGCTTAACATCCTTTTTTTGCACTTTGTATTCAGGAGGAGTGCCAGTGAGTTTAACGCCCTGCTCAAACCTAATCCTGGCTTGATGACACTGGTAGCAGGTGCTGGGTGCAATCCAGTCATCTCCGTATTTATCGCGCGCGCGTTCAACACTGCTTCTCATAAATGAGGCTTGTTTTCTGCAGGCCCTGCAAATGAAGCACCAGTTGCCTTTGGCGTCGAAGCCAGGACCGTCCTTCAAAACGGCTCTAGTTTCTGTGCTATTTTCTGACTCAGCATTGGTTGTGGTGTTCTTGCGCCAGGCAGAGGCTTTTTGGCCTTTTGATTCTGCCTCGTCCTCGACTTCGTCCCAGCGCGGTCCTCGCACAGGTGCCATCATTCTCTCGAGATCTCTCTCGGTACCAAACCCGGAAGTTCTACCCTTGTATTCGCCTGTCTCATCGTGCTGAACACGCACGGATGGACCAGCTGCGCTGGTTCGAAAACTGAGTGTGCCAGGGCGGTGGATGTGGCCGCTTGCATCACGAGCTGTAATCTTACGTGTGTCAGCACCATTCCTCAGCATGTGTGCCATTGCGGCACGACGACCTTCATCAGTGCCAACGTTGAATTCCTTGACGCCACCGCGCGTCTTGAAGGTCATCGTGAATCCCGCTTCACCATCATAATCGTGGAACCCTTCAGGCACGACATACTGTGCACCATGCTGTCCATGCTCCCTGAGGATTTCATGCATCCTATCGCTACCATAACGTACTTCTTCAAAGATTTCTCCAGCTGAAAGCCAGATCCGCTGACCTGCTTCCGCTGGGTCTTCATCATACCACACTCCTTTGATCATTTTTCCTTTCTTTGCTTGGGACGTGGCGGCCCGTGCGGCACGTTTTTGTGTGCCTCGGCCGCCCTTGTTCTTGCCCCTTGAAGGCATTTCAGCCCATCGCATTGATTCAGAACTGCAGTTGTGAAGAAAGTGCGTGTACTTCTCAGCATGTCGTTTAGTGTTGTTGGTGCACCTTTCTCCGTACTTGCATGGCAATTTGCCATTGGTGTCAGTGAGTTTGTTGAGATCCTTTTGGACTTCAATTGTTGTGGTGACTGCTTCATCCCTGTCCGCTTTCACTCTTGACAACTCTGTCCTAAGATGTCTGACCTCTTGGGCCAGCTTGCGTACAGACTCTTCCAGTTTTGAGTTTCCCACAACATTCGCTGTTGTTGCTGCTGCTCCGACTGCGCCCAAGGCCAAACTGGCCGCTGTGACGAGTCCAATGGCTTCTCCTCCTTTCTCTTGGGGGCTTGCCTTTGTCTTTTTGTCTTGACTTTGATCAATCCCAGTGGCCCCTCCACCCACTTTTGTCTGTGGTGATTTCTGTAACCAGGGTGGGGGTGCACCGGGTCCAAGACTTGGTGCAGCTTGAGTTTCGGGACCTGCCTTGCCTCGTGACTCTGCATTTGCGGATTTTGTGCGCTCTTTACAAAGGTCGCACTCAGGGTGGGGGGCTTTATCATGAAGTCCTGCTCTGTGAACGCCAGCCCTGGTAATCCGCATAAAGTTAGCGCGAGCCTCTTCCAGCTCGTCTGACTGCCGAAGCTTGTAAGCACCAAAGGCCGCTGCGGCTGCTCCTGCGACCGCAACTGCAGTGAGAGTAACCCCTGTACGAGTTGGTCGATATCTGCTGAGTGATCTGAAATGCTCGGCAATTCTGACAGCGGTAAGTCTAAAGTCAGGGCGATGCCAACTCGCTCTTGAGCTTGCCACAATTGACGCAAAGACAATTGTTGAGCCTTCTGCTCTCCTTTGATATACCTTGATAACGAGATAAGCGCACATGAGGTTAAATTCTGCTCGTTTTTCTGAAATTGTTCCAGCGCAGCCAGGTACTCGGCAAAGCCCGCAGATTTGATTTCTGTTTTCAAGTCCTGTCCATTGATACACTGAACCGTTGCACTGAATTGTGTAAGTTTGCGCACCGGCCTGATTGACATTGTATGTGAATCCTCGAGGTCCATGCCAGTGTATGTCAGGCCGGTCTCCAACCGGCGCTTGCCGAAATCGCTCTTGTTGTTGGTAAAAACGCCCCAATTCTGCAGGGGTGATTGTTGCAACCTGGACAGCTTGTGCCACTCTGTCATCTGTCGCGTTCCGTTCATGGCCGACGTTTGGAAAGTGACGTGCGGTTGCCATAACCACGTCAGGTTCGGCATCGCTTTTCTCTTCCGCTCGTTGTTTGGCATCGAGCCTGTCACGCCCTTCCTGATAGACCTGTACGGCGAGTGCCTCAACTTCATTGCACGCGTTGCATTTGCCGTTTGATTGTAAGTGTTTTCGCTCACCACAATCAGGGCACTTGTTCTCCACCTCTGCTGGAACTCCAGCTGCACGCGCATTGCAATCGTTACATTTGCCATTTTCCTGAAGTTCTTTGGTCTGTTTGCAGCTGTCGCATTCTCCAACTGACGCTGCCTTCTTCTCAAGTCCAGCAGTGTTTCTGAGAAAGGTGTGCATGGAATTGACTGTGCGCAGCGTGTTTGAAAGAGTGCTATCAGTGTCTGGTATCAAGGCTGCCATTCCTGAAATGACATTCGCAGCCTGTCTCGCATGATCAGCAAGCGCCTCCTTGTGCTCAACCTCAGCGTACGAGGATTCCGCTGCTGACCTATCGTCCGGTGCAAGAGCACTGAAATCGGGTTTCACCCTTTTCTTTGTGGGTGCTGTAAGCGCGTGGAGCGCTTGCGCTGATGCAATAAAGACACTAGCGTTGAGTGCCTTTGCTGCTGCACGCCCCCTTTCTCCCTGTGACTTTTGTTCTTTAACTGCCTCTTGCAGTTGATTTGCGCCGGTGGCGAGCATCATGGCTCCTGCCAACCCCACGCCAATCTTTCTCATCAAACTTAATTCGGACATATTGATGTAAAAAGCACCTATCTTACCTCAAAG